GTGTAGTCAAGCCCAAACTATGCCCAACCTAGCTTCAAGGGAACGGCGACCAAAAACACCATCCATTGCAGCCAGTTCACGCTGCATGTTGACCAGAGCTTGATGAAAAGCATGCAATGCATCATCACCCGAGTAGAAACCCGGTCTGGGGTCATTCCCTTTGTTTTTGAAGTTACCCATAAGACCAGTCTTGTTTGACCGGGTACCTTCATGCTCCTCGGGTATTGAAGTCTCCTTAAAATTCAGGGCTTCTATAGCCTGATCCATTTTATTTGGCCAATCATACATTTGGAGGCACACAAATGTTGTATACTCAGGGAAACGTTCCAACCGACTGAAGGGGCATTCCTTATACATCCCATGTATTAAGGACAAAGCTTCTCTCCTTTGTTCAATAATGGAAAAATTCTTGTTAAGACATTGACGAATGATGGAAGTAGCCTCTTTGACCGGGCACCAATTGAGACCAGACAAAGTTTCGGCTTCCTCAGACCAGTGGTTGTAAGGCATATCTTCACGGAAAATTAAGGTCGGGATGATCAAAGATTCTCTGTGGAGAGAATGACATCCACAAAAGGATCCTTGATTCCATCATGTCGGTTACCCAACAGACAGAGATTGAAATTCATATCACGATAATTTTCTGGCGAGAGACCATAATTGTGCAACATATACTCATCAAAATATTGCTTGTCTACATTGGAGTAGTATCCTGCGTCTTCTTTTTGATTCAGACGGTATTTGGACAATTCATTAACTTCCAACTCAATTTGCTTCTTGATCTTGTAGTTCTTCATACTCTGCAATACCGACTTCACAAATGGACCCAGAACGGGGTGCACCCGAGTGTACTTGGCCTCCGACAAGAAGTTGGCCTTCAATACGCCTTGAGGGTCATCTCTACCCGATACGGAAGTGCAATGCGAGCGCGAAAGCAAGAACTTTCCTATTCTGGGGAATGCGTAATAATTACCGTCTTCGCATTTCAAAAAATTCATTGAAAGAAAAGTGGCATCCATAATCGAAGCCTCCCTCAATTTCGAACGGAAACCAAACTCAGCAAGATTTTCAGAGAGTTTATGTATATCTATTGAGTGGACTGTGAAGATGAGGATGTCATCACCCAGAACGATTAAATGGAATTCATTGTCTTTAAAACCATAAATAAATCGCAATATGAAATAAGTGACGAGAGCATTGACTAGAGAGTTACCCAATGACGTGGTTTGATCACCTGAGAAACGAGCATAATCCACCTCGAAGGACGAATACTTAGACGTTTTTGCCCTGGTCTTCCCATGCAAACGTACATAATTATCCACCAAATATGAAGGCATTCCGAGGAACTTGTAAATTATTGATTCAAGTATGTAGGCGCCGTACGTATGAGTTTTTTCGAATTGAGTAAAATCATTCTCATATATATGATCAAAGCCCTTCTCCTTGTACAATTCGTTAACTTTCTGACTAAGTTGCGTCCTGTTGATCCCAGAGGCTATAGTAATCGGAATACCGTTCATGGAGAAGAGTTCCTTGACTTTTTTGTACATGTTGTAGAACCAAGGTCCAAAGAAAGCATTATAGACAGGGTTGGCATGGACTATACCGCGTGGTTTAATCTCAGCGTCCATGGTTTTGTAGAGCTTCTCTCGTTTAATAAAAGCCGACCAACCCGCGTGCGATATTGTATCATTGTTAACAATGTCGAGGTGTTTGACACCGTTAACCAACATCTTGAGTTTAAGGCCAGTGTAACGCGAGATCCATTCTTTAAACATGTCAACAGTTATTTCACTCAAAGACTCGGGCCTATGCCATGTGTTCAGTGTTTTTGTTAGCCAATCATGAAAGTTCTTCCAGGTTTTAACCGACAGAGCTTCGGAGGGGCCGCACTCCAACCACCTGAGATTGATGGCCGTTTCCGTGAATTCGACTGTGCCTGAAGTGTTATTGGGTGTGTAGCCGTTAATATTACCGAGAAGCGGATAAAGGGGTTTATCCCTTTCCGCCTTACGAGAGGGGTCAACCTCTTCAATGAACCCCCTTTGATGATTCTTGAGTGGCGTGTCGGAACTGAGCGTGGGTTGTGAAGTCTCGGGGATGAATTCATAATCCGTTCTATACCAGTAAACTTTCAAACCGTTGATTATTTTACTGTACCTGTGTTCCCTCTTCATATACCTATGTGAGAAGTACATGATTATGAGCAGTGAAAACATCCAGAAGAAATTTAATAGGTAAAGGAAGAAATAATTGTCCT